GCATTAGTTGAGCGCACATTTACAGGAACTATTGTAGATTCAACTTATACACCAACAACAAGTAACTCGCTGCGCTTTGGGATGACTGCAAATGCAACCACAATCGGGGTTTATGTATCAAATGCTGCGCAAGCAATTGAAGTCTTAGACTATAGTAAGATTAATGCATTATGTGTGTCAAAACTTCAACAGCTTGGGATTTTGTCAACAATTAAATATGCAGATACAGGGCATTACGGTAAGTACTGGAATGATGTAAATATACGCTGTAATGCTGAAACACAATATATACCAGGTATTTTTAGTTGTTTGAATATGCTTCGTGGAGGAGGTGTGGTGGGTGGAAATGTTGGTATAGATTCCTATAACTTAGATTACCCCGATGATCTAACAGATCCAAATGTTACATGTAGACCTTGTTATTATGAATAAGAATATCATCAATGAAGCCCGCACCTGGCTTGGCACACCATACCATCACCAAGGCCGTGTCAAAGGCGTCGGTACAGACTGCGGCATGCTGCTTTGTGAAGTCTATCATGCCTGTGGTCTTGTGCCTTATATCGATCCTCGTCCATATCCTGCCGACTGGCATTTACACCAGATGGAACAAAAGTATCTGGGCTGGGTCAAACAATATTGTGATGAAGTAAAGGATCCACGGCCCGGTGATATCGTGCTTTATCACTTTGGTAAATGCGTCAGTCATGCCGGGATTGTGGTGGAATGGCCAATGATCATTCATGCCTATATCAAACAGGGTGTCATACTCAGTGATGGCACTAAAGGAAGTCTAGCCCGCAGAATTGCGGGCTTTTATCGTATTAAGGGGCAGTAAAATGGGTGGCGTATTCGGTGGCGGTACCATTAGCACATCTGATACACGGATCAATTCGATGCGGGTACAGACCTCAGCCTATGGTTTGCCACAGTATCTGGTGTATGGTAAAAATCGTATTGCAGCAAATATGTTCTGGTACGGTGATTTCAAGGCAATTGCACATACCACCACACAAAAAGCCGGTGGTAAAGGTGGCGGGGTAAAAACCAAAAATACCACCTATACCTATTCCGCCTCAATCATGCTGGGTTTATGTGCCAACAAAGTGCGTAAAATTGGTCTGGTCTGGAAAGACAAAGAACAGATTATTGCCAAAACTGAAAGTGGCATTACGCAAGAACCGATCAATCAGCTCAATTTTGAGTTTTTCAACGGCGATCATAATGCCGCATGGGGATATTTACAGACCTACCATCCCGATCAGGCATTAAACTATCCATTTACTGCCTATGTGGCAGCTTCAAATTATGATATGGGGGATAGTGCCAGCCTGTCTAATCATAACTTTGAAGTGATTTCCGAGATTACATTTTCCGATACCATTCATGATGCAAACCCTGCGGATGTGATTGAAGATTTTATTCAAAACCCACGCTATGGTGCAGCACCGAATATCAATATTGATGATCTGACCGAATTTCGCAACTATTGCACGGCAGCAAATTTACTGATCAGTCCGGCAATTACCGAACAGCGACCTGCTTATGAAATCATTAATGAGATTGTGGAAGCGGTCAATTGTGCGGTGGTGCCAAGTGTAGATGGCCTAAAAATCAAAAGCTATGGCGATGCGGTATTAAGCAATCATGGTGTGACTTACACCCCTGATCTAACCGCAGTAGCGCATTTGACCGATGATGATATTATGGATGAAGACGAACCGGTGCGGGTCAAGCGCAGTCGGGATACCGATGCCTATAACCATGTGCAGATTGAATATGTAAACCGTAACAATCAGTACAACACCGAAACAGTCGAAGCCAAAGATCAGGCCAATATCGAAATGTACGGTTTGCGTACAGAAGACAGCGTGAAATACGATTTTTTCTGTGAACCTAAAATAGCCAGACATGCCGCACAACTGCGTTTACAGCGCCAGCTTTATGTGCGTAACCAATACGAATTTCGTCTAGGCTGGAATCACTGTTTACTTGAACCGATGGATATTGTCACCTTAACCGATCCATCACTGGGCTTGAATCAGTTTCCTGTCCGAATTCTGGAAATTGAAGAAGATGAAGATGGTTATCTGAATATCACGGCTGAAGAATTGGCGATTGGTACACGATCGGCAATTGAATATGACCTGCAATCTGCCAATGGCTATCAGGGGGGTAGTGAAGAACCCGGTGATGTCTATGCACCAGTCATCTTTGAACCGCCACTGGATTTAACCAATGGTGAAAATCAGGTTTATGTCGCCGTGGCAGGTGGCTTGAACTGGGGCGGCTGTAATGTTTGGGCGAGTTATGATAACCAGACGTATGAGGCAATTGGTACCATTTATGGCTCTGCGCGCTATGGCAACCTGGTACAAGCCATAACAGCCACAGATACTGTGTTGCAGGTACAACTTAATACCTCCAATAACCAGATGTACAGTGGAACAGAAGTTGATGCGACCGCAGATGCGACTTTATTCAAGATTGGTAATGAATATGCCAACTATGTTGACGCCACTTTATTGGGTAGCGGCTTGTATCAATTATCCGGTGTGATCCGTGGACGATACGCCGATCCGCTTGCACATGCCGCGGGTGAACACTTTGTGCGGCTGGATCGGGCCATATTCACTTACCAAATGAATAAAAGCTTAATTGGTAAGACCATCTATCTTAAATTCACCAGTTTTAACGGCTTGCAGGCTAAGGAACAAACGCTCGATGAAGTTGCCGCATACAGCTACACACTAAACGGTGGAAAGCCTTCAGGTGTTGTCGGCTTATCTTTGCAGTCACCATTTGTGGGGACCTCATTTAAAGTGCAGTGGCAGCAAGTATCCGGTGCCGCCAAGTACATTGTTCAGATATGGGCCAATGGACAGAAATTGCGTGAAGTTGAAACCACCAATACCGATTATAGCTATTATCTAGAAGAAGCCGAAATTGACGGTATCTGGCGTGCTTATACGGTTCGGGTCGCCAGTGTTGCCAATGCACAAACCAGTACCTTTGCTGAATTGAACATCAGTAACCCAATTCCGGCAATGCTGGATAACATCTATGTGGCTGCAACCGGTAACAGCATATCGATAAATTGGGGTGCCAGTACAGCACCAGACTTGAAAGATTATCAGGTATGGCTAAGTACAACGTCTGGATTTAATCCGGAAACCATATCGGCCAGTTGGACCGGAACAACGACTTCACACACATTCACCGGTTTGCAATCGACTACCAATTATTACCTGAGTGTCTGTGCCCGTGATAAATGGCGAGAAACATCATGGAACTACTCAAACCAGATCAGTGTGACCACCAGTGAATAGTGGGATACCGATGTTGGATTGGACAACACATCATAATCGCTCTTTTGGGCGATTTTTTGCTTAAACATAAGGGGAAACTGTGGATGACTTTATAACATTCCTAACCAAGTTCTGGATCTCATTTCAAACGGCCATTGCAGCATTTGTGATGGCTTTTTTAATGGCGATTCTCAGGACTTACCAAACAACGGGGAGAGCGGACATGCTGGAATCAATCATGTGCGGTTTATTTGCGGTTGGAATTTGGACATTTTTAGACTGGTTATCAATACCCCAGATGGTTGCGGTCGGACTGGCCAGTGCCATTGGTTATTTTGGTACCCATGTCGTCAGTGATTTTATTAAGCGAAAGGTAGACAAACTATGAAGTTTATAGACGAAAGTGCATTTAAATATTTAAGCGTGAAAGCTCCGATGATCGGGGCTTTTATTTTGGGCGTGATTCCCGTGCTGCTGCAAAATGGCATGGACTTACAGATCATTCCGGCTGAATATCATGTAGCAATTTTAACCGTGGTTTTACCGCTTTTGGCGGTTCTTGGGAAAAAGATCAAACAGCCGGAACTGCACCAAAATAATATTCTAGGCTTTGCATCATTACCGACCAACAATATTACTTTCGATCAAGCATTCGAGCGATTAATTGGTCATGAGGGTGGCTACTCGACTGATCACAATGATCCTGGCAATTGGACTGGCGGAAAAGTTGGTTCTGGCACATTAAAAGGTACAAAATACGGTATTGCAGCGAATACATATCCCAATCTTGATATTAAAAATCTGACATTGGCGCAAGCAAAACAGATTTATAAAACTGATTGGTGGGACAAGCTAGGTGCCGATGGCATTCACTCTGCAATTGTTTTTCAGCTGTGGGATTTTGCGATTAATGCAGGTCGTGACCGGGCAATCAAGGAACTACAGCAGGCTGTTGGTTTTACCGGCTCAAACGTGGATGGCAAACTGGGACCGATGACCAAGACGAAAGTCAATGAATTTGATGTCAATGATGTCATTCTTACACTTATGGCTGAACGCCTTAAGTTCTATACATCGTTATCGACGTTTGGGACATACGGCAAAGGCTGGGTAAATCGCTGTGCAGACAATTTAAAGTACGCTGCCAAGGATAATTGATGCGTGTAGCCCTCAATTGAGGGTTCATTTTTGATAACAGTTACTTCATTCGACCACTACATAAATATAATGGATTATTAACGCCAGATGTCATATTTATTAAACGATCATCTACACGAGGAAAATAAACATGACTACCAAATCAGATCAAGCATTAAATGAGCAAAAAGAATCTAATGATGACAATGGGGATCAAGATTCTTATGAGAATACAAAACCCGAGAAAAAACCGAATAAGGAACCTGAGAATCCGCTTAGAGAGCAGAAATAGCTTAAACGTTGAATAAGTACTTTTAGATTGTTTGATGCTTTAAGGAATGCTGTTCTTTAATTAAATCAAGCAGCATTCATGATAATGTAATTTATTTTTGTATAATAATTACTCATTTATCAATATTTTTTAAACAGATAACTGAGGATTATTTATGAAAATTACATTTAAAAGAAGTTTAGCTATCTTATTTTTTACCTGTATGACAAGTATGTCTTTTGCCAATACAGCAGGGATGAATCTATCACAACAACTCAGTGTAGAGAACTTTATCCAGCTTTGTGTTTCGAATGCACCTAAAGAATTAACCAAGGCAGAAGCCACGAAATTCTGTAAATGTGAGATGACCAAAGGTGTAGGGATACAGCAGAATAATACGGTAACAGATAAACAGCATTATGAAGCAATAGAAAAATGTACAGGCAAGGAATTGCTTAAAAAAGCAATTGATGCTGGAACTAAGCAGAAAAAATAATGTTAGCTTTAATATTGTAGGCGAATCTTTTGCTTCCTATTATAATTTTCAAGTTTTGAATTTAATTGGAAAAATTTATGCTAATACGGTGGTACTTTCAAAAAGACATCTTCTAGTAATTTTATTACTAGAGGAAATGAAAATGTCTATGACAAACAAGGCAAAAGATCGTGGATCAAATGGTAAACTATTAAGAAAATATCGTAAAAAAAGTAAACGGAACTGGGACTCAACACCAAGTTGGTATGCCAATATGTTTATGAATCGCCCTAAACGGTATCAAAACCGTATGATCTGCCATCTTATCGTAAAAGGTGTTGATCCAGATACTTTTGTTATGCCTGTAGCTAGTAATAAGCCACATATGTATTACTGGTAAAAATGCCCCGAGAGGGGTTTTTTGATAACTTAAAGCAATAACCAAACAACTGATAGTGATAAAATTACAAATATATTTAACCTATAGGTTGATTTTAATTTTAAAAATGATATTATGGATTGATACTGTAAAAAGTATGCACTTGTTTATAGGAAATAAGTGCTCATTGGTAGGGCTCATTTATGACTAAGCTAACTGAATTTGGAAAAGCGATTAGAAAAATACGCATTGATTATGATACAAATCTTAATCAGCTTGCTAATTCTATCGGTGTTAGTTCAGCCTTTTTATCGGCAGTCGAAACTGGAAAAAAGCCAGTAAGTGCTGAATTAATTGAAAAAATAATAAATGTTTTAGGTCTAAGTAAAGATGAAGAAAGTTTATTAACTTATGCCGCTAGTCAAAGTGTTGAAAATGTGACTGTAAGGACCGGTAATCCTGAAGAAGCAGAATTAGCACTTTTATTTGCCAGGCGCATACAAAATGATTCTTTAGATTTGGCCAAACTGAAAAAAATATTAGAGGAGGATTAATGAATGGTGGCAAATGATTGTATGCCTAGAGGGGTTAAAGTTGCTCCGCTAAGCAAACAAAGTATTAAGCAAAAAGCTTTACTTGTCCGGGAAAAACTATTTAAGTTAGAACCAAATCAATCAATTGATTTAAGTCGAGAATTAGAGCATAAGTTGCATTTATTAGGTGTTCTATTTGATGTTTTGGAAGTGGAAGAAATGCCAGATGTAGAGGCGCTTACTAATCCAGATGCTATGACAATTATATTACGTGCAGATACTTATGACGCTTTATGTAATATTGCTGACCCAAAGCATAGACGGGCGAGATTTACTGTAGCCCATGAAATAGGGCATTTAATACTTCATGAAGGTTTCGCACTTGCTCGAGGGGCAATAATGCATAAACATTATGAAGATTCGGAGTGGCAAGCAGATACTTTTGCAGCTGAACTATTAATGCCAACTGCATCATGCATTGGATTAAGTATTGAAGAAATTCAAGAACAGTTTCAAGTAGGATATAAAGCGGCAAAAAATAAATTTAATTCTTTAAAATGAAAA